AAGTGGCAAAGCTCATTAAATTACACCTATTGTTATAGTTATGTGGACAGAAGAATTAAAAGCTAGGGGCGCTGATTGCGTTAACCCTTTAGACGCTAAAAATAGAAAATTCCTGATTGGTAAATTAAACGATCCAGCATGGAATAAATTGAGAACTAAACAAGGTGTAATTTAATGAGCTTTGCCACTTTTGATGATTTAGTTAAAGAGATTATCGACTATTCACACCGTAATGATTTAGGCACAAAGATCAATACGTTTATCCAGCTTGCCGAAAACGCCATGTATTCAAATGATATACAGCCGTTACAAATTCGTAGTATGGAAATAGTATCAAGCACAGCTGTTGCTGGTCAGTATGTACAGTTACCAGATGGCTTTGAATCAGCGCGCTCTATACGCTTTGTCATTGGTGATAACTCAGGCGAGCTAAGATATCAAGCGCCGGAGCAGTTATTTAAAAACCCCGCTAGCGGCAAGCCATTATTTTATACGATCATCGGCAACGAGATTCAATTCGGCCGTGTACCGGATAGCGATTACACGTTAGAAATTCAGTACTTTCGTAAGGCGACACCGCTTAGCACTGACAACCAAACTAACGAGATATTAACCGACCATCCATCTATTTACTTATTCGGCGCATTAGCTATCTTGTTTGGCTTTACTCAAGACACTGAGCAAGAGGCATCTTATAGGCTTAAGTTTATTGATGCGGTACGTGGTGCCAATAAAGCAGATAAGAAAGGCAGATATGGCCCAGCTCCTACATTATCAATTGACGGCGGGATGATAGTTTAATGGCTTACACTACTGTCAATGTGAACACTACCGGCCCATCATACAAAAGCCGGTCAAAACCTTTATCAAGTCAACAGACTAAAAACTGGTATCAACAGTTTAATGAAGATGGCAAGGATAAATATGTATTAATGCCATTCCCCGGTCTTAAGTTATTAGGTAACGCCGACGGTATTGATCGCGGTTTAACTCAAATGGCTGAGGTCGCCTATCAAGTTAAAGGTGCGACTCTTTATTCTATAGACAGATTCGGCACACATGTTTCACGTGGAGCAATCCCCGGTACAGGTCGCTGTATATTCGCTAACGATGGTATTAACTTATTTATAGTTACTGACCTAAAAGTTTACCAATACACAACAGATACCAATTTAGTTACTCAGGTTACTGATTCCAATATAACCGGATCAAACTCAGTTGACTTTATTAATAACCAATTCTTATATACAAAGGGCGGCTTAACTACGGTCAATGGTCAACAAGTTGGCCCAGGCTTTACCGTAGTTTCTAATGTTGGTGATGGTTCAACAGCTAACGGCCTTAACATTATCGGCGCAGAATCAAACCCGGATGCTTTATTGCGCGACTTTGTGCACGATCAAGTTATATACCGCTGTGGCCTGAGAAGTATAGAATCATGGTTTAACTCTGGCGTGGGTCAACCACCTATTGAGAGATTAAACGGGCGTGAATTTAACATTGGCCTTGGTGCTGTAAACTCATTAGCTCAAACTGATAACGCTTTCTATTGGCTAGGTGATGACTACTCAATCTATCAATCATCTAACGGAACTAAAAACAGAATAAGCACCGATGCCATATCAAACGAATTACAAACCTACTCAACCGTTGAGGATGCTTTAGGTTATACCTTTACATTTGAGGGTCAGAGCTTTTATGCTTTGTCATTCCCTACCGGCGGGCGAACATTTGTACTTAGTGAGGTACTAGGCATTAACGGCTGGTTTGAAATATCAAGCGGTACTAATGACGGAGTTTATCAAGGCACATCATTCTTAGAGGTTTACGGCAAGACGTTAGTAGCTGACAAGTCTAACGGTAATATCTACGAATTAGACATAGATACCTACCAAAACAACGGCGAAGTATTACAGCGTACAAGAGTAACCCAAACTGTTGACGCGACATTGATAGGCGGCAGCAAGAAAGACCGTATAGGAATGTCTAACCTAACTATTGAGATGGAAACCGGTGTAGGTGTTATTGATGGTCAAGGCGATAACCCTCAAATAATGATAGAACATAGCGACGACGGCGGCAGAACTTGGAGTTCAGGAACTTGGGCGCGTGTTGGTCGATTAGGTGAGTTTGTGTTATTAGTTGAGTTTGATAACTTAGGCACCTTCTATTCTAGAATATTCAGAATATCAACGAGTGACCCAGTTAATTACAGCATATTCAGTGCTTCAATTGACTTAAGATTCGCGGGTAAATAATGGCCGTTAATGTCAATCCACCTCCAGGACTAAGAATACCCAAGGCTTTTTTAAATGACCCTGAAACTAGGGAGTATATCAGCCAGCTAAATACCATTATCTTTCAGTTGTACCGTAGAAGTGGCGGCGTAAATGATGTAATTAGTGAAATAGGCAACGAGGGTGTAACTAGTTTTCCCGCGACTTTACAGCAAGCAATAAAAAGATTAGACGGATTACCAGAATTTACCGTTGATACCACAGGGTTTACAACGGATTTAACCACAATAACAACTGATAAGGTTATAGCGTAATGGCACAGCAAGACATAGCAATAGGCGTGGCAGACGCTAAAGATGGCGATACTTTACGTGCCGCATGGACAAAAACACAAGCTAACTTTACAGAGTTATTTGACAACCTATCAACACAGCCTGAAAACCTTGTCGTTATAAATGCCGAGGCTGATTTCTTAACGCAAGACGCAACAACAATTACATTAACAACAGGGGTGCTTTATCAAATTGGCGCATCACTTAGCACAGCAAAAAGATTTATAGCTGAAGGTGTTACATTAAGGGGTCTTGGTTTATCCACTACGCTTACTTATACCGGTACGGGTTCGATGTTCACAAGTACAAATACCAACTTTGACATTGCAGATATTATTATTGATTGCCCTAACGCCACTGTTTTTGAGTGTATCGGTGATGATACCGGCAACCCAGCACACAGAGTTAACGCGGCATCTTTACAGGTAAACAATTGCGTTAAGCTTTTAACATCAACAGGTGCTGGCGCTCAGATCTTTGACTTGATCCAAGTGGGTAACGTTACAGGCCCAGTGGTAATGTCATTTAGTGGCACAGTACCAGCTGTTGTATTTCATTTTTCTGAAATAGGCGTGTTCGGCATGGTCGCCGGTTCTGTAGGTTTTGATTTCAACTCTGTAATATCAAATGAAATAGAGTTAAGTAATGTTAGTATGTTCGGTGATTCGTCGGCTACTGCTATATCAGGCTTAACGACTAGCGGTAATATAACAATCGGTAACTTAGGTTCGGTTGCTTTGTGTAGTTTCTCTTCATTTACCACGCCTTTAAGCGGCATATCAGAATCCGATGTTCGATGGAATTTTGGTGGTAATGCTGGTATTAATAATTCTAGGAATGCTGCTGATATATTTCTGATTGGTGGGTCTGAAACTATAACAACAGGCAGCGCTGGAGATTGGCAAGAAATAGGCGTACCAAGTGGCGGCGGCGTATCATGGTCTAGCGACATAGCTGACAGATTTACCGTTGGCACTAACGGTGTTTTAACTTACATAGGTGAATCGGATATAGAGGCCGGTTTGATGGGTAGGGCTACCGTTGAAAAATCAGGTGGTGGCTCAGATGTGTTAGAAGTTCGCTTTGCTGTTAATTGGACGGGCTCAGCAAGCGATGGCGGCCTAGCAAAATCAAGGGCGTTAACTCAAAACACAGCACCGACAACAGTACCAATTGGTGCGTTAACAACATTAACACCTAACGATAATATACGTGTAATATTTAGCAACACATCAGGCACATCTAATATAATCGCCTCTGTTGCTTCAGTGGAGATAACTAGCTAATGGCATCATTACAATTATCTGATAACTTTGTTAATACAGTTACCGACACTATAGAGCTTGTCTATACATCACCAACGGATTCAGCGACGATAATCGACTCCTTTACTGTTGCTAACAATTCATCAGTTAACGCAAGCTATCAGGCTTACATAGTGTCAGCTGGTGGGTTAGCCTTTCCGCAACGACCATTCAAGATAGTGGTATGGGGTGAAAGTGATTTAGGTATAGGTGTAGTCAACCAGGTAATACCGGCGGGTGGATCTTTACGGGTAGAATCATCGGCATTAAACAGCCTTTACTTTACCGTATCGGGTAGAACATCATCATGATACTAAAAGAAAGCTTTAACGCTGAGGATATCAAAGACATTCTTTGTCATCCTGAAATATACGATTCAATCACAGATGATAACTGTCAAAAATTAGAAGATTTTGAACCACCAATTACCGACGAGTACAGATATGTAGTGGGTTACGTGAAAGGTGCGCCAATTGGTGTAATGGTATATCATAAGTATAAAGACGGTAACGAATGCCATGTACAGGTATTACCTGAATATAGAAAAGAATACGCTAAACAATTTGGACAACAATCCTTAGAATTCCGGGGAACTGTACCACTTTATGCGGAGATACCGAGCTTGCATGATAACGTGCTTAAATTTGCATTATTAAACAACTTTGAAGTTAATTAAAAACGGGGTAAGTCACCTCGTTAACGTTTTAAAGTATAAGGGATAGATCATGGGATTCGTGCGTAAACTTGGCGAAAAAGGTCAAAACATAATTGACAGTGTTAGCGGTAAAGATGCTCAAGATGCTGCTATTTCTGCCACCCTTGCGGCGGCCAATGGGCTAGTTAAAGCCTCAGCAACATCTAACCCACCACTAACTATATTTCCTTTTAGGGAGTTTGCAGGAGCAAGTTTGAAAGCTTCATTTAGCTTATTAGTTAAGTGCCTTAAGCTAGGTATGTCATCTTTAAATCTTATACTGAAATCACCTAAAACATCATCTGTTTTTTTGAATAGTTCATTTATAACAACACCAGTAGGAGCGTTAGAATCAATTCTCATTGCTTTATTGCCAAGTATAGATGCGGCTGCTTTTGGATTTGATAGATCTATGTCTTTACCCATTAATTTATCGTGAGCATTTTTTAAATCTATTGTTTTAGCAAAGGACTCGTTAGCTTTTTTGTATTTTGTTGAGGTGGTATCTAGCACGTTATCTATTCCACTAGACAAGTCTCTCAGTAATCTTTCAGAGTCACCTTTTACCTTGCCTATACCACCAGCTCCAGACTCAAAATTAACGTTATCTCTAATGGTTTGCTTTAGTTTGTGCGCGGTTTCAAACCCCGGCTTACCATCAAGTAAATCATTAATTAAAACAGTCATTTTTTGCTGGCTACCACCGTCAAACTTAGATCTTGAAAAATCAGGCGTAACCCAACCATCTTTACCGCGTGATGATGTAACACCCAAATCAGTCAGCTTATCAAAAAAGTTATTTATAGGTGTGTTTATATCTACATTGACGTCCGCCAATGATTTAGCCGTATCTCCTATGGCTTTGCCTGCGCGTTCGTTTACTTTATTGACCGCAACTACCCTTTCGAATATGGACTCCCCAAGTGTATTGGATGGGCGGTTAGCATCAGCAAATAACGGTTTTTTAAATCCTTCCTCTATATTAAGAACCATTTTATTAAATTGTGATTTTGATGCAGGGCTAAGGTTTTCTATAACACTAACAGTTCCTTTTGCTGCATTGTCACCACCTAAAAGCTTAACGGCTCTTTTGCTTGTTTGGTTAGTTATGATATTGCCGCTATCATCGAGCGCTTTTGTAACTAAATCAATATTAGGGTTTCCCTTTAATATTTCATCAGCTAATAACTTTCGCTTGGCTCTAGGGTTTTTCAAAAGCTTTTCAGTAATAGCTTGCCCTGTAACTAACGGTCTAATTCTGGCTATAGGCGTCCCAAGTACTGGTGGCAATACCCCTAGCGTTTCCGCTATATCGCCGACAACCTCTTGTCCAAATTCTGACTTAGGTGTAAATAATGCGCCTGATACTGTTCTAGCAAATTCTTCAGCACCCTTTAAGCCTTCGCCTTGTTCGAGTAATCCGGTAGCCTCTCCGATAATACCTGGCACAGCAGCCGCAAGAAATCCAGCAGCACCACCAAGACCAGCAACGGTTGTAAATGCCGCCTCAGTCAGTCCTAGTGCAGTTTCGCCTAATGTTCTTTCAGTTGGTGCTGCTTGTGATACTTGACCACCGCCCGGCACATCTATATTACCGGCTGATGGTTGAATGGGTGCATCTTGTGGTTTAAATAAACCTTGAGACTTGGCAAACATAAATATCTGTTCATCCGTTGCGCCTTCCGGTGCTTCAATTTGAAAGCTTTGGCCTGCTGGTGATTGTATCGTTACAATTGGCATTATCTAACCACCTTAAACCCTGCGAATTCGTTTATGCCCGGCTCCACCGGTACTGGTTGATCTAACTGTGCTTGCTTGCCTCTGATATCTCTTTCTTTTTGTTCGATGAATGAACTCAGTGTTGCAAGTTTAGCCTCTACCGTAGCGTCTGGGTCGCCCAAAGTGGCCGCTAATTTATCGCCTTCTGGTACCGTAAACGAACCACCGAAAGTAGGCTTTAACAGAGGTAATATCTGGTTGTTTATTATGGATGTAAACTTAGCCCTTGCTGTTCCGCCTTTAGTTCCCCCAAAGCCAAATTCTTTAGCTGCTAAATCAAAAACCCTACCGCCAAATGTGCTTGTTGCAATTAGCGCTAGCTCTTTAAGCTGACCAGTTACGGTCATTAAGTTGGGCAATGTAGCCTCCATTCTAGCCAAATCAGTAAGAACCTCACCCTTCTCAGTTGCCGCTGCTTCTGCTAATTTAACTTTAGCTCTTATCGCTGGTAGGTGCTTAAGCTGTTGCTCTAACTTGCCGCCCTCTCTGCCTCTCGCCTTAGCGCCTTCTATGGTTTCTTGGCTTGCTGCTACCTTTGCTGTTAAGGCTTCGTCTGACGCTAACTTTTCTTCTTTGGATATCGTACCGGCGCGAGATAATAAGCCTAGTTTAATTCTGGCTGCCTTGGTTCTGTCACTTGTTGGATCACCTTGCGCTAACTGGTTTAACTCTGTAAATTCTCTTTGTTGAGCAGTGGCACCCCTGTTAATTCCTTGATTAAACAAGTTAACAGAATCACCTAGACTTGAAATAACTTGGTTGAGGTTCCCAGAATCGATAAGGGCTATACCTTCCTCTGTGGTTTCAGTTGGTAGGTTTTGTGATCTTAAATTCTGCACTCGACTAACTAAGGCCGATCTAAGTCTTGTTGAGTCACCGGTTGTTTGTGCGTCCTGTATTAATGAGGCATTGCTAACAGCAAAATCATTTACACTCTGTAATATTCTGTTACGCGTGTTGTCGTCAAATGTAGTTTGTGCCTCTTGTAACTGAAACGGCGCTAACTCTGCTCGTCTAGACTCTTGAGCTGATCGCAAATCTCTCGTTTGAGCGTTCATCAAAGCGTTTTCAAATATATTAATTGCCG